CAATTGCGCACGCAGGTTCTGATGGCGATTTGGACAGATCGTCACGCCGCTTGTTAAGCGGTGACTAGTCCATGCTACCTTTTTTGGTAGCCCGTTCTTGTTGTCCTCAAGAACGAAGACTGAGTTGGCAGTATATCCAACGGCAGGCTTTGGTGGTATCCGCCCGTGTACACGGGCGAAGACTGAGTTGACAGTATAATCAACGGCAGGCTTTGGTGGTTTTGGGGGCTTTGCCCCCTGCGGCCAGTGGTCCTTCTATTTGGACTTCTGGCCTGCGACACCCTATTTAGGGTTTTTGTCCCCTCTTAGGACTTGAGAAAAGTCCGTCTTAACAGTGGGTATGGGTGTTTGTGCATTTGGCACCCATGTAATGACTTAAATTTGCATGTCCTATCGGACCCCCTTTCCGAGCGTAATGTTGGGATTCGCTCCCCGACACTGACAATATGGGTATTACAGAGTTTCCGCGCTTCGGCGCGAAGGAGATGTTTGCTGAACATTTCAACAAGCGCCACATTTTATGTGGCGCCCACGATGAAACAAAGGGACGACCTTGGTCCCGGGGGGCATTATACGCCTCTAAGTCCGTGAGAGCTTTTGCTAGAGACGGGAGTCAAAGGAAACTGCTGACAATGGTGTGGGGTCCCACACCGCTTGAGTTGGCAGTATTCTCCAGCCGCGCTTTGTGCACGGTGGAAAGGCAATTCTGTACCACGAATTGTGGCGTTTCATCGGGATCTACTCCCGACTTGAAGGCCAGAACCATAGACAGTGTCGGTGTTCCAAGTTTGCAAAAACACGTTACACAGGAGCAGACCAGCATTGCAGTTTGTGAAGTCAGACCTCAAGTCTTGTTTGGTCTTGACGAGGGTGAGGCGCATTCTGACGGGTTTTCACACAAGGACTTGTTTAGGGATGCATCCCATGATGTGGCGCTTGTGCGTCGCCATGGGTGGTGTGGCTTGTCAATGCCGAAGTATGTTTGTGCTGATGATGAGATTGATTTCTTCGAACAGCACACTATGCCTAGTGGCAGCTTCATGAGCATTAAGCCGAAGTTTAACATGGAAGACATAGGGTTGAAATTGGTCAATCTGTCTATCCACATATACGATTTGGTCATGACGACAGATCGTACTTGGAGGTCGATTCTTACTCGTGTTCACGCTATTATGATGATTTTGGGGCTTGACAAGGAGGCCTAT